CCCCGAGAGGAAGCCCACGACCTGGTCCAGAGTGTTCGCGGACTTGCTGCCCCGGGCCGGTTCATTCGGCAGGCCTTCTCCCTGGGTCGGCTTCCACTCGTACACGACCGTCAGGCGAAACTTCACTGCCTGCCCCCCGAGGCTTCTCCAGAGCACTCCCACCGCGCCGTGGCCGCCCGACCAGTAGGCGTTTCCGCCGATGGACCAGTCACCGTCGAGGGCCCCGGGTGCCCACTTGGTCTCCAAGGAGGTTCCGGGCGTCCGATCCTCAGTCGCAAAGAAGGGTCCGATCGAGTCCGGAATCGGGGTCGAGGTGACGATGGTCAGCGCTTGCTGCCCGTCCATCTGCGCCTGCGAGATGCTCCCGGCACGCAGGCTCTCAGTCCCGGCGTAGTAGCTCGTGATGCAAGCCGCGACGGGTCGGACTCCACCGGCCACCCCGCTTAGGAAGGAGTTGCCGGGTCCATCCCGCGTGACAGCCCCGCCCGCGGCGGTGCCTGCACCTGCCGAGGTCGCGTAGTAGACACTGCCATTTCCACTTGTGCCCCAATTGGCCGGGCAAAGGAAGAGGACACCCGAGTCCGTGCTGAAGGTCAGGTCCTGCACGACCCGCGTGAGGTAGCCGGTGCCCGTCGCCATGTAGATAGGCTCGGCCAGTTCGGCATGGCACGGGTCGTTGAGCAGCCTGGCGTAGGCGAGGCCGGCGGTGTCGAGCCCGCCTCCCCGGCGCCCCACGGGGCGCGGGACACGTGACTTGCGCCGCACAGAGGCGCGCGCCTGGGCTGGCTTCGAGCGGCGCGCAACAGCGCGGGCCAGCTTCGTGTTCTGAGAGGTTTTAGTCATTTTCGTGGTACTTTGATATTTTCTGAATCCCCATCTCCAGATTAGATTGTATAATATGTTTTATTAAGCGGTAGAGCCTCCCTACCCCATCTAGGACGTCGTCCGGCTTTAACGGTTCACGGCCCAGGGAAGGGTAGAGGCGGTTCGGCTCCGCTGTGGTAGGGATAGACCGCCCTACCCGGTCTTGCTTGATTTGGCAAACCCCAAATTGAGATTAACGACCGTTATGGTTCAGTCCTTGCGCTCTATTCATCATCATCGTCATTTCGCGCGTCGAATTCGTCCTCTTCGGCGCGCTCGCGCGCCTCTTTGGCGCGGTCGACGAGATCTTGGTGCTCGTGTCGGAGGTCAGAGAAATCCTCCGTCTCGCTGAAACTATCCTCATCTGGGTTGATGTGGCGGGAGTTGAGGTCCCCCCGGCTGGGGCCACCGCCACCGGCCCTAAGCTGCTGGAGGGCCGCCTTGCGTTCCGCGTCGCGCGCAAGCTTGGCGCGATGCTGGGCGTCCGTGAGTAGTCGCGGCTGGCGACCCAGCGAGAGGCGCGAGCCCGCAACGGCCACGGAAGGGAGGGGCCTATAAGGAAGCGCCTTGGGGTCGGCGGTCTTGAGGCGCGCATGCGCAGCCTGAAGCCGGTCCGCGAACGTGAGGGACGCTCGGTCGCGCACGAAGGTCACCAGTCCCTGCGACTCCTCGTCTTTTACCGCGATGGGCGAGGGCCTCGCGTTCCGGTAGCCGGATCCGCGCGAGTCGGTGAAGCGCTGCCAGGGTCCTAGGGGCAGGCCCAGCGGGGCCTCCCAGAGGATCCTCCGC